AAAACCTTCGCTCAATCTTGCAGTTAAATTTTTATGATCTTCAACGCCTAAAGTTTCGGCTCTAATCCACCTGTAAGTATAACCTTCAGGTGCAGGAGGAGTGTCCAATAATGATGGCGGGCTCCATGGTTTGCGAGCTTCTTTTTTTGCTCGAGTGTCGGCAGAACGCGAGGTTCTGTTTAAATCTTTGTTGTCATTTTCTGTCATGTCTATTACCTTTTAACATATTTTGCGTACTCTGTTAAGGGTACGTTTAATCTTTTTGCCATTTGAACCTCTGCTGGCGACAACTTAACTTGTCTTTTTGAGCTAGTATTACCAGCTACTCTGCCTGCGGAGGCCACCTTTTGTTGAGGCTTCGATTGGTTAGAAGGCTCATCAAACTTGTGTGGAAACTCATGTCGTAATCTTTTATCAACTTCATTGTAGTAGTCATTAGTCTTAGGGTCAAAACCTTCTTGTACTAACTTCTGATCTATAGAAAAAGCTGCAAGTGTCATAATTTCATCTTCACCAAACCAAGAATTGTTGTCTACCCACTTTTCTTGTTTTTCATCTAACTTTGGCGGTGATTTAAATTGTTGTTCTTGTTGCACGTATTGTTGTTGTGCAGGCTGTATTGTTTGTTGTGCAGGTTGTTGTTGTAATGCCATTTTTGATGTAGAGACTTTGTTCTCTTCAACAGCTATTTTTGCTAAAACATCTTGTGCTTTTGCAACTTTATCATAGTCTTGTACTTCGTGTGCTGACTTTAATGCAGACATAGCTTGTTGTTTTTGAGACTTGAGCCTATTTTCTGCTTCCATTAAATAAGATCTATCTAAGTTTGAACTTTTTTGTTTTAGATGCTGATTCTCAACAGAAGTTTTTTGTGCGTATTCAAATGCAGATTCTTGACCTCTTTCTGCTTCTCTTAGCTTCCTAGTTAAATTGTTTATTCTTTTTTGTACGCTTTTAGAATAATCTTCTAACTCTTCTTCTTGTTTTTCTTCTGGTGTATCAGAAACATTTTCTATTTTTGTTTCAGCTTCCTTATCAACAGACTCCATAGGAATTTGTGTTTGAGGTTTTTCATCCTCAATAGGATCTAGCTCAACAATTTCACCTTCTTCTATTTCTGTTTCTTCTATTAATTTTGCGTTTTCTTCTGCCATTTTTTGCTCCTTATACTGCAAGAATATCGTCAGGATCCATTATGGTAGCTATCACTTCATCATCGTTAATAATTCTGCATTCAGACTCATCACCCAACTTAAAGCGAGCACCAGCATATCTACCTATCAATACCCATTGTTTTTCCTGACACCATGGTTTAGCAAATTTATTTGCATCCGCATAGCAATCAGGGCCCATTTTTACCACATACCCAACAACTGTAGCTAGAGATTCTCTATCTACGGTAGATTGAACTAAGTGAATTCCGCCTTCTGTAACTGCTTTACCTTTGTAAGGTAGTATTAATATTCTCCAACCTGTTGGTTGTGGCATACGATCTAAAAAACTTTTTTCTAATAGCGTAGGATCTAAAACTCTAGCTGATCCTTGTACATAAGCATCATTCTCTGGAGTTTCTGGAATTGGAGTTGTTTGTTCGGGTTTTGGTTTTTGTTCTGACTCTATTGCTTTTGCTACGTGATCAGGTATGTGTATCTTCGTCATCTTCTTGTATTTTTCCTAGCAGCTCTCTAAAAATATTTTCTGCATCGGCTAGAGAACTGTAACGGCCACGCAGATATTCATACTGAGAGAAGTCTTTACAACCAGATAACATAGCATCCTTCGTATCTTCTCTTCTTGCTTCAATTTCTTTTATAAATTTTTCAGCAAGCCAAATTGACGACATTAATAAATGCCTGAAAACTTACCACCAAATTCAGCAGCACCCATACCTCTAGCTTTCCCTTTTCCCATACCAGGCTTTGGTGTTGTGCTTGTTGAAAAAGTACCTGCTTTAGTTTTCAAAGGCGCAGTGCCTTTATTACTATAGCTGTTTTTATTCTTTAATACTTTTGGTGTTTTTTGTTGACTTATGTCTGTTCTTTTATACATGTGTTTTATTATGTTGTGTCATTTTTAATTTTGCAAGGTTTATTTTTGATTTTGCAAATCTAATAATTTAAAACGAGCTTGTTGTTCTAGCCTTGCTCTGGCAGTTTCATCTCTTAAATCTGCTATATCTTCCATAGATCCTATTCTTTCTTTGTCTACATTAACTCTTCTTTGAGCATCTAAAGCTTTACGTTTTTCTTCTTGTAAGAATTGTTGTTGTTCCATAGACAGTTCTTGACCCTTTAGTGCAAGTTCTTGTTTTCTAATAGAAACCAATGGATCTTCATCACTAGGATCTGAAACTTTTTGACTATACTCTGTAATAAGTTCTGCCATGATGGGAGCTGAAAACTGAGCAAGTATATCGCTTGCTTGTTGCATTATTTGTTGTGATTCTGCTGGATTAGCCTGTTGTGCTTGTTGTTGCAACTGTTGAAATTGTTGCATAGCTTCTGGTGGCATTTGTTGTTCAGCTAAAACATCAGACTTCATTTGTAAATGTTGCATAATGTGTGAATGTATTAGTGCTTGTACTTGTGCATTCATTTGTACAGGAGGCGTATTAAGTATAGCCATGTGTGTCTTTATATGCGAATCATGGTCTTGTTGAGCAAAAGCTTGAGCTTGTTGACCTAACAAAAGTTTGTTGTTTTCAAAACCTGCCTCTAAAGGACTAGGTTCTGTTGGAGGTGGAGGTGTTAGTATTTGTTCTATATTATCCACACCTATGGCCGCATACATTCTTTTGTATGATTCATATACCCCATTAGGCCCATGAACTTCTGGGTTTGATTGTACCAACTGCATCATTTCTTGAGCCATAGCAATTCTTTGAGATTGGCTAAATACATCTGGATTGGATATAGGAATTATATCTATTCTTTCATCAAAGTCTGTTAATTTAATTTGAGCGTTGCCACCTGGTATTGCATAAGGGTATTCTGGTGGTAGGTATTCTTTAAATACTTGTGCTAATAATCTAAATTCTTTCTTCTGCGAGTTGTGTAGTCTTTTATGTATAGCAGACAATACTTTAGTAGATCTTTCTAATAAAGCTAGAGTTGTGCCTACAGGTGCGTTTGGATTACCTTGACCTGTATTTATTTCAGCAATAGATGCAAACTTTTTACCACCATCTACTAGTATTCCTAGTAAATTTAAAAGAGTAGCACTTGGTTCTTTAAAAGGTAATGGCTGTATAGATTCTCTTAGTGATCCACCCGGAGCATCTACATCTCTAAATTCACCCGGTTGTATTGGAGTATCTTCATCTCTAATTCTAATACCTCTAGTTTTAAAACCAGCAGGCAAGTTAGCTAAAGTACCAGCATCAATTAACTGTCTTAAAATAGAAGTGGATGCTTTAGACAAGCCGCCTATCATGTGAGTTAAACCAAAGCCATAAAATCCTAAACCTGGTAAAAACTTAAAGTGCACAAAGTATTCTATTTTATTTTTTAATGGATCTTCTTCTTTAAAGTTTCTACGTATAGATAATACTTCACTAGAGCCTGTATCAAGTGTAACAATGTAAGGAAGTTTTACTCCAGTAGCTTCACCATCTTGACCAATGTCTTCAAAACCATCAAGTTCTAAATTGCAATGCACTTCATACAATAAAGATATTTCTCCGTCATCGTAAGAAGGTTCCATACCTGATAATTTGTTTATTTCTTCTTTTGCTTCAGAATAAACTTGGTTATCACCACCCATGTCAACATCAACTTTTCTATAAAAACCTAAGGCTTGTAACTTTTTAACCTCATTCTCTGGCATTTTAATAACATTAGTAATTCTAGGACATGATTCTAAATCAGTTGTAAAGTAAGGAACTATTAGATCTTCTGGTGCTACAAACTTAGAAACAGCTCTACCTATTGATTCGTCATAGTAAATCTTTTTAAATGCTGAACCTGCTAGAGGTAGGTAAAACAACATTTGATCTAACTCTTCATCAAACTCTTCCATAACGTGAGTTATCTGATAGTTCATAAATTCTTTTACTCTTTGTGCTTGTTCTTCTACAGCAGAATCGTAGGCACCAATAACTTGTGTTTTTACAGGCCCACCAGAAGGTAACAATTCTTTGTAAGCTTGTGCTTGGAAAGTTGTAACTGCTTCACCTAATAATGGATGAACAACTCCTGAAGCCCCTGCAAAAGGTTCTGATCTTTCATCATCAACCTTCATGCCTAAATACTTTAAGCCGTCTGTATATGTATTTTCCCAATCTTCGCGAGATGACTTATCTTTTTCTATGCCATCCGTAAGTTCGTTAGCAATCTTACTTAGATCTCTATCGTCCATAGATTCAGCTAAGTTTTCATCAAATCCAGTTTCTACTTGTTCTTGCATACTAGATTCTAGTATTGCACTACCATCTTCTTGCATAACAAAGTCATCTGTACCAGCCTCTTCAATGGCCGCAAGAACTACGTCCATACCTTCGTCCCCTAGAGACATTTGGTTTTCTTCGTTTAGGACTGTTGGATTTATATCTTTTTCTATCGCCATTAATAATATACCCTTCTAACTGGTGCTTTTGCTTCATCGGAATAATCATCATCAAGAGAAACTAATCCGCCTTCTCTAAATCTCATGAGAGCTTGGGTCATAGTATCACACAAATCATCATTTTTACCAAAAGGGAATGCAGCGCATTCTTCAATCATTTCTTCAGCAAATTTCTTTTGTGGTGCGTACACTAATTCAGATTCAAAAATAGGTGCTACTGAGTGCATACGAGTAGATTTATCATGTCCTCTGGTTGGTGAGTAATTAACAACAGGTATGCCTAGCCTTCTAAGTTCATGAGTTAAAGGCGTTCCAGAGGCTTTTGCTTCAATTAACGTCATATCAGGTTCCCAGTATTTATATTCGTTATAAGCTATGCGTTTTAGTTCTGGGAAATCCCAACGTCCTTTTTGTGCATCTAGTAAGATAATACAATCAGGTGAATCAGGTGTAGGACGGAATATACCCCATGTAGATATAGCCGAGTAATCAGCGTTTTCTTTTTTAGAAAAGGCAGTATCGTAACTTTGTATAATATAACTTACAGGCGGTAAAGAATCACCTTCCCATAGATTCCACCATTCACGTTTAACAATAGATCCTTCTTCAGAGGTTGGGGTTTGCATCCACTGGGCGTTCCATTTTTGTACTGGTAGTGATGCTTTAACTTTGTTTAATTCTTCTATAGCCCAAAACTCAGGCCACAAAGCATTATTAGTATCTGGAAAAATAGCAGGAAACTCTACAACTTCCCATTGATCTGCGGCTGATTCTTTTTGTGCGTCTAATAACTTAGCTGTTAGATCTATGGAACTCCAACGTGTCATAACTAAAATAATAGCTCCACCAGGCTGTAAACGCTGCCTAGGCCCTGAGGTGTACCATTCCCAACATGATTCTAAAGCACTCGGGCTAAGAGCATCTTGTTCTGAATGTGGATCATCAATTATAAGTAAATCAGCACCACGACCTGTAATAGCACCACCAACACCAGCTGCAAAATATTCTCCACCTTTGTCAGTCTCCCAACGTCCAGCAGATTTACTGTCTGCTTTTAAATGTACGTCTGTAAAAATTCTTTTATATTCATCTGTATCCATCATATTTCTAACTTTACGACCAAATCGTACAGCAAGCTCGCCGGTGTGAGTTGTTTGCATGATTTTACGTTTTGGTTGCTTGCCCATAATCCATGCAGGAAAATAGGTTGAACAAAACTCAGATTTAGTGTGTCTAGGTGGCATATTAACAATAAGACGATTAATCTTGCCATTAGCTACATCTTCTAGTTTCTGCGCAAATATCTTGTGATGGCGACCACATATAAACTCTGGCCACATGTATTCAACGTAGTCTAAAAAATTATCTTGACAGTTTTTTTGATTCTTAAGGAGCTCTAAGCGTTCTTTTAAAACTAAGGTTTCTTTGATTTCTTGATCTGAAAGGTGTGCTAGATTCATATTTCAGCTAACATTTTATCAATATCTACTGCGCCACCGTCTTTAAAAGCATTAATACCTTGTTCTTCAATAGCTTTTTTAAGTTCATCAGTAAATCTAAGATAAGTTCCGTCAAATTCAGTTCCTGTGTTCTTAATGGTTGTTAAGGTACCTTTTTCATCAACGCCTAATTCTTTTAATACTTTTTTAATTTCGTTCTGCCCACTCTGATAAGCCTTTATTACTTCTGTATCTAAGCCTTCGCTTATTGCTTGTGTATCTCCTATGAAGATTAAATCTCTATCTTGTTTGTGGCTTTTTAAAATATTAGCTCTAACTGGTAATTTATGATATTGAGACTTGCCTTTATCAAAGTAAGGATCTACTTTCATACCTAGTCCCTTTGCATTGATGCTAACTGCTCTTTTTAAAACATCAACACCGTTTTTTATTGGGAACGTATTAAGGTAAGGTATGTTTGCTATGTCATCAAAATAAGCTTTACTTAGATCCATAGGGTTATTTGGCACATTAATGTATTTTTGGTTGCCAGCTTTATCAAGCATATAAAATATATCTTCTGGTGTTTTAATTAAAGATTCAGTAAAAGGTTTGCCTGTGATTCTTTCAATATCTTTAGGAGTAATGGAAAATTCATCAATACCTAATCTAACAGCATCTGAGTCTAAGGAATCTGCTATTTTATTTATGTCTATATCAGCACCGTCAGCTATTGCTTTATTAGTTGCGTCTACTTGATAGTTATATTCTTTAAGTTTTTTAAGTAACTCTTTTTGTTTTGCTGGCTCTACAAAGCCTGATGGAGATTTAACTATTATTTTTGCATTAATAGCTTCCATATTTTTTTTTCTAGTAAATAGTTCCTTAATAACAGGTACAACTTCTGTTTCACCACCATAATCTGCTAATATTTTTTTTAAATTTTTACTAGCTACTGCCTCAGGCCCATCGCCAAATATTCTTTTTACTAATACTTCAGGGCTAGTTATGTTTTTATCAGCAAGCATTTTTGTAATAAGATCAGTCAAATTTGCATTTGATACCATTCCTAGATCTTCAATAGCATCGTTAGGTGTAAAGAACTTACCGGGTATTCTTTCCCCTAGAGTATCGTCAACATAAGTTTTATATAAATCTGGCCCTAGGTATTTTTTAAGTGCTGCGTCATTATCTTTACTAGATTTAGCTATAGCATCCAAAAACTCTGGTCTAAGATTTTGTTGTGCATTACGTGCTTGAGAGCCTGATTGCACTAAAAGACCTTCTATGTTTGAGGCAAAAGAAGTATTAACTTCGCTATAAACTTTAGGTATTCTGCTTAATGAAAATAAAATATCAGCAGCTTGGGATCTAGCTCTTCTTGCTTTTGGTAAATAGGTATCAGCAACCTCACCTTGAAAATCAGATTGCATTCTAAAAATAGTATCGCCTACAGCATCTGGATTATCTAAAATATCTATTTCTTTCAAAGCTTTAGCTATGGCATCTGAATCTTTAGGTGAAAAACTGTCTTTGTATTGTGTATATCTTGCAGTTGGCTTAAAGCCACCAACTGCATCAAATACATAAGCTTCATCGCCTTTAAGTCCATCTTTGTATCTAAGATCTGTGTAATGGTCTGATTTAGTTCTATTTTTACCAGATCCTCTTACAAAATAGGTGTTTTGAGTTTCATTGCTACTTCGCACAAAATCAGGAGTACGACCCGGAGCTTCGTAATCTTTCATTTCTACCTTACGTACTTGTATAGCATCCCTTTGTGATCTAGACATGTAATCATCAAGGAACCCTCTAGAAATATTTTTAGATCCAGCAGCTTCATTAAGCAACTTAGGGTGAATAGAGTTAGATTCATCTAGAATTTTAAGTAATCTAAGCTCGCCTTTAGGTATGCCAGCGTCTTCTAGCTTCTTAACCCATTGTTCTACAGGTAGTTTTTGTACTTTTTTACCTAAAGTTGTTATTTGATTTTGTTCTGCACCGTTTACCCATTTCCTAGCCTTAGAAGATAGAGCTAGATCTTCACCTACATTGTATTGTATTTCAGCCATACCTTTCGGTTGGAAAGGTTCTACTTTAGGTAATTCAATTTTTTGTTTCTTAGGTGGTGCTAGCTGTAATGGTTCCTGAGGGATTGTTTTAGGGGTTTTAGGAACGTCTACTGCTTTTGCACCAGACTTAGCTACAGCTTTAGCACCTCTAAGAAATCTAAACAATGGTATTAAGCTTATGCCTGATAAGACTTGTAAGCCTGTGTTACCTGCGGCACCTAGGTAATCTTTATCTTTTATGTTAGTTTTAGCCCTAGAGCCAAATTCTTTTATTTCATAGGCCGCTAAAACATCTCCTATACCAGGAGCTATGCTAACAGCTATTTGATCTACGACAGGTAGTTCTTCAAAAGTACGGTAAGCGTCACTAACATTGCCAGATGCTATCTTGGTTTTTAGTTCTGAAAGTGTTTCACTTCTTGTAGCCATGTTTGGCTATTTAGCTATAGATTGGAGTATATCGTCTATTTGTTGCCTGTCTTGATTAGACATAGTTCTGCCAGATTCACCCATCATGGCCTGAGTCCCACGCATTCCTGCATCAGGATCTAATCCTAGATTACCTTCTTTCAACATAAATGGAGCATTTTGAATCTGTATCTTTTGTTGTTCTATTTGGTCAATCTGATTAACAATCTGTTTTGCACCTTCAAGATCTTGGTTACGTACCATCATCTCATAAGTCTTCATAAGGTTGTCAATTTCGCTATTTAAAGAAAATATTTGTAGTTCAGGTGGTCTATCTTCAAATCGTGGTTCGTTGTTTTTTAATTTTTCAAATTCCATGTTTGACATGGTACGACCAGATTCACCTAACATTTGTCTCATATTCATTAGATACCAAACATCTCCCTAGCTTGCTGTAGTTCTTCCATGGTTATACCTACTTGCTGTAGGAAAGCTTCTATCTCTTCGTCACCAGCACCTTGAGATACCATTTGTTGTAGAATTTTAATAATTTGTGTGAGGGCTTGTTTAGCCTCTTCTTGATCAGAACCTGCTATAGAATCCATTTCTGACTGCATTTGATCTGGCATTTGTTGGGGCCCTGGAGTCCCTTGCATCATCTGTTGTTCAGGCATCATTACTGGATCAACCTGCATACCCATCATATCTTCGTCCATGTGGCACCATTTAGTTAAAATCTGATTGTATCAGAAATTATATAAAAATTACTAGCATTGTGTTAAATATGTATTTTGTTTGTGTCTGTTACTAACCTTGTGTGTGTATTATATTGCCCTGCACTTTTGTGTCCCCCCCCTCTTTTGTATCGCCGATACCGACCGACTTTTGTGATCCTTTGGGACTCCGACCCATAAAAAAAGGGAGCGTATTGCTCCCCTTGTTACTCCGATTAGTTTAGTTAATTGGTTCTATGTTACCTAAATAACCCTGTATAGTTCCACCATCTCTTACACCTGAGTTACCTATAAGTTCTCTCATCTCAGCACCAACTCCACCATCTGATATAACATGAACTCCATTGACAACTAAGCTCTTACAATCAGTCTCCATAGCTTTGGCAATGATATTCTCACCAGTCTCATCATACATATTTATTTCAATCTTCATTTTGACCTCCTTAAAGTCTTGTTAATTAAGATGACCTATTATAAGCACTATTGGTTACATAATGTCAACACCTTAATTAATTCTTTTTCTTCTGCTAACTTGTAGATAAATATACCTTTCCGGGTCAGATGCCGCGGCCGTGACCGGGCAAACTCCTTTGCTTGTGTTTCGCAGTCTTGCAAAGACATAGACCAGACTCTTGGCTTCCCGACATGACAGTACCCGACATATCCGTAAGACCTGGAAGATCTGTTAGCCTCATTGTGTGTGGCCGCAGTGCTGGCTATCTTGTCAGTCATAGTCATAATGAGCTAAGCCCGACCCGACATAAGGAATACCAGCACATACAAACCAACTGTAATCAAGAACAATGTGTCCATTACTCTTGCTCATAAGCGTCAAACCAAATCCCTGGTTCATGCGTCTTATCGCTTTGACAATGCTCCTGTGCTTCTTCTAAGGTTAGGCCAGTATCAATCACTCTGTGATTGTCTGGGTGATTGTTATCAAATGTGAACCTTACTATCTTATACATATTACTTCTCCTGTAATTAAAGATCCATTAAGCCATACCAGATACATTTTGTCAACTTCAGCAAACATCCACACCAGGGCTCGGATCTGCGCCTCCTGGATCCTGTGTTAGGCCTCCTATTGTGTTTACTCTTGGCTTGGAACGACAAACTTATCCCGAATCCCGACATAAAAAAAAGCCCGACTGAACGGGCTTTAACTCGTGGTTACTTATACTCGCGGAATCTCTCTGTGCCTCATTGGGCTGTGAGCAATTTGCTCCTTTGTTGTTGAGTCTTCCCTACATGTCAGATAAGTAATGCACTTAACGTACCCTAATTATATCAACTGTCTACAAAATGTCAACACATCATTCATATTGTTTTTCTGGGGATCTTCCCGGAGATCCAACCCGGTTTATCCTGTGTGTGTTATGTTTGTGTTAGTTCCTGCACTTGGCAAGTAATCCCGACAGCCCGACTCCCGACATAAAAAACCCGACACTAGGTCGGGCTTGGTAGTTAGGTTTAGTTATTTACTTTAACGATACTTCATTAGATATCTTAGTAACTATATCCTTTACTATCTTCTGGTCGTATGGCACTAACAAAGCTATAGCTAATTTGTCAGCTATGCCCTGCTTAATATCAGCCATGTCTTTATACCACAGAGCTATTGTTTTCATATCCTTATAGTTCTTCTCTTTCGTTGCTACGACCATTGCAGCCTCTGTTCTAATACATAGTCCTACCATCATTTGATTGACTATTGCGTCTTGTTCAAATCTTCTCATTACTTCTCCTTATAAATAGATTGAACATTTAATATATCATAATGGGTACAAATTGCAACTCTAGTTAATATAGCCCAGATCCGCAGCTAATTACCGGGTGGATCTATTCCTGGACTGTGTTGTTGTGTGTTATATTGTGTGTATGGTCTACAACAACCTGACCCGATTGATTATCCCGACACCCCGACTACCGACCCGACTGTTAAGCCATTGTGTCTAGCTTTTTTATTTAGCGAGTGATCAAGAGACAAGGGTAATGCGATTAACTTACAAAATCCCTGCATATAAATACATTACATTATATTAATTAGTTACATTATGTTGACTATAATGCTTGACATGTTAGATACATAATGTATCATTAGATAGTGAGGTTAGCACATAGAAGAGGTAAGCTATTAAATGATACCTGTACTCTACTTTCAGCAAACTACTATATAGTCGGCAAAGCTTAAAAACCTTTGAAAGTAACAAACGAGATTATAAACAAAGCCTCACACTTTATTAACCATACATATAAAAGGAGTAATTATGGGAACAAGAAGTAATATAGCTGTAGAACAGCCAAACGGAGAGGTAGTAGTAGCTTACTGCCATTATGATGGATACCCGGAATACAATGGTCAACTATTAAACGACCATTACAACACCACCAAGAAAGCACAAGACCTTGTTAATCAAGGCTATTTTTCTAGTCTTAAAAAGACTGTTGCAGAGTCCATTGAAGATAGAGTCCACAAAGATAAACCATTTACATATCCAAACTTAGACGCTTATCTAGAAGATGTACAGTTTGATATTGAATGGATCTATATCTATAAAGATAATCAATGGCTTGTTAGTAAAGCACCAGTCAGAAAAGCAAGTTACTTAAAACCTTTATGGTCTGTACTTGCAAGACAAGAGGTGTCAGCATGAACAACCAATATCCAAACCCAATACCAAAGCATTTACGTTATTTATCTGAATGGCGTTTGCGTGCTTTATTTAATTTATTCAAAGAGGGATTTTAATCATGTCAACATATTACCGACCAATCGAACCAATACCATTACAAAAAATCAAGGATAGCGTAGGCTTACAAGACCAAGAGTTTACTGTTGTTGAAGATGAGGATAAAACTTATTTTACCTGCGGTGGACATTGTATCCATTACGCTACTGATAATAACGACAATGTAATTGATCTGTTTAGATATGGTGGCAACCATGCAGATAAGATCTTAGATCCATTAGAGTGCGAGTTTGGGATTGGCTTTGTTGACGAGTATGAAGATGAGTATGATGATTACTGCCATCCTGGTACTGGCGTAATACAGATTAACTTTTCTGATTTACTTGATAGAGAGCAAAACAATGATTGAAGAATCTAAAAAACAAAAGCACAGTCTAGTTATTGGTTGTGAAACAGTTGGAAAAGTCGGACACTTTAGAAGTGGTGGCATTTTAGTAGCTTTAGCTGATGATGATTTTAACGCTGAATATAATGATTTTGTAGAAAATGGTTATTGCCATATACATAACCCGAGAATGTCAGATTGGGACTCAAAAATTTGGAACTGTTTTGAATTTGGAGAATATGAAGATATACAAAAGCCTAAAGATTTAATTGGTAAGAGTATTTGTATTCATGACGGAGATCCAATGGAAGAAGAAGACAGAATAGTAACAATTAATTTTATTGAAACTGTTGAAGAATATTTTGGCTATAAAAAGGAGCAAGACTAATGAAACATTATAAATGGAAAACTGTAACAGGAGAAGAAGGTATTATTGAAGCTGATAATCTTTTAGATCTGATTAAGCATGTAAATCTTATTCTTATGAATAAACATAGTTACCACTTAGACGAATTTATTAGCATAGAAGAACTTAACGAGGTATCTGATGTCAGTTGATACCGCCTTCTACATTACCATTGCAATCTATATCATAGTCTATTTACTGAGTGAGCCTGTAGCACCAGACGAATAACTAAAACCTTGTACAATTAGAAGTAATTTGTTATATTCCGATTAAGGCATAGTTTGATTTAACAGATTACTTCTCAACTCCTCTCAAAAATTAGTTATGCCTTTTCTTCTTTACCAGTCCAACCTTCCTCAAATTTCTCTTCTTCTTCCTTATCAGTCATAGTATCTATATCTTCTTGGATTTGTTCCGGGACTGGATCCGGTGATTTATTTTCTAGACTAGCCTCCACAACATTACCCAGCAGCTGCGATAACCTGGCTTCTACTTCATCCCGACTCATTTGATCCACCTTGCCAAACATTACCTCTTTACGATCTACAATTAAGCCCCCGACTTTTAAAAGCGAGTTCTGGGCAGATATGGCCGCGTTAAAAGACCCCGCCTCCATTGCCTTATCACGAATATCATAAAGATCCTGGACTGCCCGATCATAATTGAGTTCGTACTTCTTCTTGGCCTCGTTCATAAGATAGTTATATTCTTTACGAATAATAGGCTTGTTCATGAGTTTGTTTGCGGCCTGACGAGGTGATGTGTAACCGGCTTTGTAGGCACATTCCACTAATGATAGTCTTGGATTATTAACTGAGATCCAGATAAAGTTGCGTTGTCGTCTGTTGAGGGAGTTGTCGAGATTACAATACTCTATGGGAGCTTCTTCCTCAGAAGAGATTATAGGTTCATATTCTAAGTTATTTTTTCTATATCCCATGTTGTGCATATTAGAGTAGAAGTAAGTTTTAAATAATACCTACCCCCACTTTACCCTAAAGTGTATTGTGAGGATACTTGAAGAGTCTATAACTAGTCAAGTAGTATCTCATATATTTAGTAAGTTTCTTTCATTCCCTTGTGACAAAAATGAAAAAAATACAATAATCGTCAAAAGCCTATTCTTATCATGTTTTTAGCTGTCATGACATTATGACAATAATAGACAATAATCTATTTGTTAGCAGTATTGTCAATATATTGTGCTAAAAGCTCATCAACCAAGTCTGCAAGATCTTTATCTTTGTACTCCAAACTTAGTTGTGAGATACAAAAACTTAAACTTGCTAAGATTATATTAAGACGATCTTCACCCCGATAAACCATGTGATCAAACATAGTATCTAATCTGTGTATTACTTCCTGGAGTGAGGGCTTACCCATCTTGTCTTTAATTTCAACAATCTTTGGCATATCGCATCTTACCACGATAATTTAAACAAAAGCTAATACTTCAACCTAGCTGGTATAACCTGTGCCCATTCACAATCATCACAACAACGGCCTTGATTAATAGGCTCAGCATTATTACCATGCTCCCAAACCACCTGACCGTCTTTGTTCTTTACAGGTTTGATGTAGCCATTACAGATACTACACTTGACCTTGTTAAGCTTTGTTACCTTCATAATCCATATTCTGAAAAATATGTTTGATAACTGCAACTGTCCAACCATTACCTAACATCTTATATCTTTGAGTGTTAGATACATGGTTTGTGTAATCATCTGGGACTGTTTGCAATCTTTCACACTCTTTAGGAGTAAGCTTACGCCAATGTAGTTCGTCAACACTATCCCATTCATGCCTATCATAAGATCCTCTGCCACCAGATCTAACTGTTTTAGACTTCTCTCGCAGTTTTGACTCTTCAACCACCACACTATCTTTACCAACTGTTGTTATAGCGTTTGACTTATCATCTTTACGAAGTTCAAGCATCTGTGTTGTCTTATTTGCTACAGAAATACCGTCTTTATCCATTCTTTTACCTTTATTATCATAGGCTCTGCCTCGAAATGCGCCACCTGTAACTACCTTTGGCTCTCTGTTACCACCTTGACAAGTGTTTACAGTAGGAGACTTACCATCTTGGCTGTAGACTCTTTTAAGTATGTCATGTCCGTTAATATCAATAGCAGTTCCTACTTGTATAGGTTTATTGACCAACTGCCGTCTTGATTTCTTTTTGTATTGTTCAACACTAGCACCTTTGTAGTAGTTAGCATCAATGCAATGTGATTTATCCCTCTCACTATTAAAGTTATCTTCCAATATATCCTTAAGCACTATGCCTTGATCTTCGGGCTCTTGTATTCCTGGAATGTTAGTCCAATAAAACCTTTGTCTTGATTGAGCACTTAGTAGCGAACTGTTTATAAAAATAGGCTCTATGCCAAAAGCTATCTCTGGATAACACTCTGAGACTTGTTGGGATATAACCTGTAAGAACTCCTTTTTCATTCTTACATTCTCTAACAAGAAGTATCTAGGCTTTATTTCTTTTAATAAGCGAATGAACTCAAAGAACAATGCAGATCTAGGGTCATCAAAAGCAAGCTGTTTACCTGCAAAACTGAAACCCTGACAAGGAGAACCAGCTATTATTAGATCTACATCTTGATAATCTTTAGCATCTAAGTTGCAAATATCCCCTACTTGGACAATATCTGGGTAGTTGGCCTGACTGACTTTAATAGCATATTTATCTATTTCACTTGCATAATACTTTTCTACTGGTATACCAAGCTGATCAAGTGCAATCCGACCACAACTCATGCCGTCAAATAAACTTAGTACCTTCATATAATAGAATCTAAACTATTATCCTCGTTATAAAAATTCATTAGCTCGTTTTGTGGATCATAGCTCCCCATACCTACATTAATTATGTGGTATTTTTTGTATGATTTTAGAACTGAATCAGTTTTTTTATTATTGTAATCATCTACAGCTTGTTCATAAGCTAGCCTCATCATCATGTATAAATCGTTTGTTCTACCCATTTTTTACCTCTCTTTGTTACTTTATGTAATTTACTTTGTTACTGCTTGTAGACATTATACATAATATAAGTTAATATACAAACTATAAACACATAGGAGTAATTATGAGTAAAAAAGAAGTAACTATATCTGACATCATTGACGAAGTAGTTAATTATACAAACCCATCTAAGGAAGACTTAGAGAAACAGATAGAACAAGATAAGATTAATTATCATATATGGCAGTGTGGTGTTGCTATTAAAGAACTACAGTTAGCAGTTGATGAATTGGCTGTAAAAAATAAGGAGGCATCATGAGTCAAGTAGATCAACATGACGAGCTTCGTGCTGAACTTTATGAAGATCTATTGGATCTAACAGAAAAAGCACAAGACTTAGGCGTACCAGAAGTAGTCTGGTTCGGCATAACTTTCTTTACACAAGTAGCACTAGATTGTGCGCCAAGTGTAAAAGAAGGTAGGCATTTAGTTAAAGAAGCTGTAAAGACTGTAAGGAAGGATACCTCATGAAGTTACCACAAATACTAGAAGAACAGCCACATGTGGTAGTGGGAGACGCTTATTATTTCCCTAACATGTCTAATAACTTTTATCACAGTAGTCCAGGAATATCCTCATCTAGCATTAGAAGGTTTAGTCAGAGTCAGCTACATGCTTTAGAAGAAGTTATTGAGCCAACCTCTGCTATGAACTTTGGATCTGCTGCACATTCCTTGATTGTTGAGGGAGAAGGAGCTTTCTTTAGTGATGTAGTAACTATAACCGGATCTCCATACACTGCTAGTAACAAAGCTTTAAAGCAGGAAAGTCTTGCTAAAGGTTTAACTGTTATTAATGAGAAGGACAAAGATACCATATATAGCATGTCTAACAGTTTAGTACCAGAAGCTAAAGCCTATCTAAACCCATATAAAGACTATCCACAGGTCTTTGATTCACCCTACGAGGTGTCTATATACTGGTTCGAGAATGGTTTGTTGTGTAAAACCAGGTCAGATGTAATTTTAAATCCATTTGATAAACCACACGGAAAGAATGCTATAGTGCTTGTAGATTACAAAACTACCATTGATTGTTCTGTAAAGGGTTTTACTAACTCTTGTAGAAGATACTCTTATGATCTACAGGCCGCTTGGTATAAACGTGGTTTTGAAAGTGCAGGGTTTGAAGTACATGACTTTGTATTTGTTGCACAAGAAAAGAAACCACCTTATGCAAACAAACTGTTCAAAATGAATCATACCGACATGGAAATGGGTTGGAACTTTTTAAGTGATTACTTAGAAGATTACAATGCAGTATTAAATGGCGCACCAACTACAATTTATAACAGTCCTAACGTTGTAGATCTTGATACTGGTAGTTTTTACAGAGAAGAAAGTGATGAATGAAGAATTAAACAAAGAGATAGCTAAGTATGAGGAGCAGATAGTTTGGCTTAAAGAAATGCTAAAACAAACTGAAGATAACTTATTTTGTGCAAAAGTTACCAATAAACTAAAGGAACTAGAAAATGACGGATAATGTAAACCACCCACCACACTATAAGAAAGGCTCTATCGAATGTATTGATATTATAGAGGCCATGCTTACTCCCGAAGAGTTTAAAGGTTATTGTAAAGGCAACTCAATTAAATATATTTATAGAGAAGATCACAAAGAAGCTAACCTAGAAGATATAGACAAAGCAGTTTGGTATCTAACCAGGCTCCGTAATAAAATGGTGAACCTGTGATGAACAGGTTTTATATTTTAGTAGACAAATTTTTAGAATGGTCGTTTCAAAGAACTGAGAATAAGTTATCAAGGAAAAGCAAAAGATTGCATTAAAAAAGGGGCTTAACGCCCCTTAGTTTTAACACCTTTACTTAAAAAGGTGGCACTGCCTCTCTAGGTGGAGTCATGTCAGCATCAGCTTCTGGCAAATACAATCGGATCTTCGTCTTCTTAGTATTCACAACACCATTATCACCTTGAAACTGATCATCAACTTGTTCAGTCTTTATAATCAATCTCTTACCAACAAAATCACCGTGGTCTTCTGGATACTTTTTAAAGCCAACAGCCTTAGTAAGCCTAGTAAATATCTCAGTACTTATACGCTTGTTGTCTTCATTAGCAGCCCAAAGGTTGTACCACTCTATATGATCACGATACTTACCGCCATCTAATTGATACGTAACCTGCAAAGTCCAGTTACCTGCTTTGGATTTATACTTATCCGTTGCAATAACTTGTGCATTATGTTCTCCATCAGGCGCAAGAGTTGCGGCCGAGGACATTTCCTCTATATTATCAAAAAATTCTACATCATTAAAATCAGACATTTATTTCTCCTTTTTGTCATTGATTAACGTAAACCCTAACTTCTCAATTAGAGCACTTATATTTGGCTTCTCGAAGTTTTCGAGTTTTCCACTACGATCTTTAGCTTGATAGCCTTGACCAAATGTAGTTTGTAGCCACCTAACCTGCACATTCTTACCATCCTCATCTTGATCTTCAATGATTCGTAAAGCAAGAACCTCGTCAAAGAAGTATGTAATTTTAGCTCCTAACTTAGTCCCGACCATTGCTGGTGCATGTCTAAGAACGCCGTCATCATTTACTACATCTTCCTTGCAAAGAAATAACACGTGCATATTTAGATCTCTAAAAGCACGCATTAAATTTGTTACAGATTCCTGGACATTACCATAAGCCATTCGTGGATCTTTGCTACGAGATTTCTCCCATGTCAATAAGATCTCGCTTATTTCAGAAACTGAATCTAAGCACACAGTGTCATATTGTAATTCTCCAGACTTCAAAGCATCATGCAGTTGCATAACTTCAGACGCTTCTTTTACTTCTATAGCTTCCACATTGCTTGCATCTTTAATAGATAACAAACCAGCCTCGGCACTTATTACAAGAACCTTGCCTGGAGCAGTTTTAGCTAAAGTTGTTTTACCCGCTCCAGCCATTCCATACACCAAGATTTTTGCACCTTGGTTCTGAACTAACTTATGCGGAGATACTATTCTATTTGATAATTCCATTCTCAATCTCCTTTTAATTAAAATTAACTTGCATATTATATAACACATAGATACAATATGTAAAATATTATTTTTACAATATGTTGAAAAAAAGGAGAAGTAATGACGAACGTCAACAAAGAAGATCAGACATGGCAAGCCAATTATTATTTTAGGACAAAAACACTAGCAACTAAAAAACTAAAGGAATTTGAAACTATGGGAATAAAACCAAACCACACCGACAGGAAGGTTAAAAAGTATTCGCTAAGAGATTACATAGAATTTTTAGGACAAAAAGAAGCTGCGATAAAGTTTGATTGTTCTGAAGCATCATGTAAGTCCTGGAGATATGGATACAGACAACCTACTATTAATCAAGCAAAACAAATTATACGAGCTACTGACGGCAGATTAGATTATGAATCTATTTACGGATCTGTCTCACAAATTTTAGAAACAGAAGCCTAGAGTGTTTCAGCTGAATGTAACTGAGGACGACACATCCTTAGAGCAAGCACTTGCCTACTATGATGATGGTTATAATGTTGTTCCCTTACAAAGATCTAACAAAAAACCACCACCTTTCCTTGGTAGTTGGGAGCAGTATAAAGAGACTAGACCCGATAGAACCCTTGTAGAATCATGGTTTAAGGACAGAGACAACCTTCAAGTTGCTTTAGTTTGCGGTAAGTTTGTAGTCGTTGATGCTGACTCTCCAGAAGCTATGGATTGGGTTGAGAAGAATCTGCCTGCTTGTCCATTTAAAGTTATAACTGGTAAAGGTATGCACTACTATTATAACAATCCACAAAATTATACTACCTTTGCTACAAGACGAACTAACGATACTCCTATAGAAAGATTGATAGATATAAGAGGAATGGGTGGCTTAATAATAGCACCATGGAATAGACATGCTAATGGTCAAGTATATAAACCAGTTACTTTTACAGATTGGAAAATATTTGACCACAATGATCTACCAGACTTTACAGAAATTGAGTTTCAAAAAATTACAGGCGTTCCTAAAACTGAGACAGGAATACAAACTGCACCTTTTTCATTAGATGGTGTGCTGGAAGGATCAAGAAATGATGGGGCTGCAAGAATAGCTGGCTACCTTATTTCTAAAAATGTTAATTTAGAATTTGTAAAGATCTTTCTACAAAACTGGAACAAAAATAACAATCCACCATTAGCACAAAAAGAAATAGACTTGGTAGTTGAAAGTGTCAAAAGCACACATGATAGAAAAAATAAGATAGCACCATTGTTTATACAAGCTACAGAATCTATACAAAAACCTAAAGATTTATTTAATCCACCAGGGTTACTAAAAGATATGTTTGAATTTTGTGAAGAGATAGCACAAGTACCACAACCAGAGTTATCACTCATAGGAGCGTTAGCATTAGCTAGTGTCACCTGCGGCCGTATCTATAGAACTAACATGAATAACTTTTCATCTATGTATTTTATGGGTATAGCTAAGTCTGGACAGGGTAAAGAAAATATTAAAACATTTGTAGAAAGTGTATTAAATGCTAGTGACCATGAAAAGCTTGTAGTAGGAGATGGTTATACATCAAGCGGTGCTGTGCATTCTGTTTTAAAGATGAGGCCAACACAAATTACTGTTATGGATGAGTTTGGTAAAAGGCTAGAAGCAATAGGTGCGTCAGGTAATACTAATAAAGAAGATGGCATACAAACACTTATGGAAGCATGGGGTCGTTGTCATGGTGTATTAAGACCAGATAACTACTCTTTAATGAATGTGCAGGAAAACTATAAAGAACAAATGATGAGCAGGGTAACGCATAAACCAGCCATAACCTTAGTTGGACTGTCAGTACCAAAGAATTTTTACAATGCCTTGAATGGTGGCAGGATTGCAGACGGATTCCTAAATCGTTTTGTAGTCGTTGAGTCTACTGAACCAAGAAGAGTAGGTGAGTTAAAAAAATATAAATCACCACCTATCTCTATTGTTAATTGGGTAAATTACATTAGAAGACAAAGAGGATCTATGAGTGATCTATCCAGAGACAATGCAGAGATGGATTTGAATCAGATAGTATTAAAGTTTGATAAGGAATCAGAAGAGGTCTTGCAAGACTTTGCACGTGAGATAGTTAAAAGACAAGATATACTTGAAAAAGATAACCTAGAGCCACTTCTAAGCCGTTCTAAAGAGAAAGCTATGCGTTTGTCTTTGTTATGCACCTTGGCATCTCATCCTGACGCTACAATGATTACAGGAGATGTTACTCGTTGGTCTGTAGATTTTATAAGATACTACGATTTAGTCTTTATAGAAGCTTGTAGAGATAAGGTGGCTAGTAGTGCTACAGAATCTAAGATTAAACAGGTATTGTCTTTTATTAGATCCAGGAATGGTGAAGGTATATCTAAACGTGAGGTCGATAGACATGAACTTTTCCGTAGTATGAAGTCTTATGAAGTAAAAGAGATTATTGAAAGGTTAAAGAATGCAGGCGAAATACAAGAAGTTGAGATAAAAATTGGTGGTAAAGGCAGACCAGCTAAAAGGTTTGTCGCTGTAGATCCTACCTTCTTTGAGGATAATTAAAGTATTGGTCTACCAGCTACTTTTTCTGCAAAGTCTAAACGATCTTGTGACATAGGATCATCAGGTAAACCGGTTGATTGAACATCAGGTAGACTTGGTAATTGTTTGATTGGTGCCGTTACTTGATTTCTCAGTTGTTGGAACATGTTGAATCCTTCGTCAGTTGCACCTTCTACATCATTATCTGTGATACCGATTGCTGTTGCGCCTAAACCTAAACCTTGGTCAATTAAGTTAGCAGCTCCAGAAGCAAAAGGTACTAATTCTCCATCCACATATCTTAATCCTGCTTGCCTAGCTGCTGTATTAAATAGTTTTATTGCTGTTGCAATAGATCCTTGATCTGTTTTTGCCATTAGACTTACAAAAGTTCTGTTTGTAAATAAAGCTCTTACTAAAGCCAAGCTTGTTAATACAGGTAAAGTAGACAATGGAGCAAAAACAATACTAGCAGCAATACCAGCAGCTATTAGACCACCAGCCCCGCCACTTCTACCAGATTCACCTATAGTCAATACATCTACCTCTTTTTGAAAGTTTCTTAATCCTTTAGCTATATCTCTACCAAACATAGCTTCTAGAGTTTCATCACCATAAGAGTCTAAAGCTGTTTTGAGGTTCTGATGTTTAAATAAATCCGTAATCTTACCTTTGCCATTAAAGTCTATAGATTTAGCTAAAAGCTTTTGCATACTAGCTTGTTGAATACTATTAAATACTTCAGGAGTATCTTTTAATGTTTCTTTTAATAACCTTATGTTCTCAGCAGATCCAGGTCTAAATATTTTATTAACTGTTTCTTCTATACCTGCTTGTGGTAGTTGAGATATGGCCCTGTTTGCTTCAAATCTAGCTCTTTCTTCTGAAGCTTTTGCCAAGTCTTCAAGACCATCAATAAAAGCTCTACCTTGCGCTTCAGCATTAAGACCTTGACTTGCATTTTTAACAGTAAAATTATTGACTAAGTTCTTAAGTGCTTGAGGTTTTAAATTGGGCTTAATCATATTTAATTGATTAATTGTCTGTAGTACACGAGTTCCTGATTGTTGTCCTGTTGCTGAGTTAGTAAACAAAGAATCAAACTTGCCTGCATTTTCCATATCAAACTTCAACATTGATCTTGCAAATTGTGTAAAGTCTACATCTGTTAAACCATCTTTTGTCGCACCTTGAAAAGCATCTGCAAACAATCTGTTTTTAAGTTGTGCTTTTAAAGAATTTTCAGTAGTTATTTTTTCACCAGCTTCATTAAGTTTAGTTTTGCCAATCTTATCTAGGTATTCGTCATAATCACGCAAACCTTTAAATATGTTGTTAAGTTGTGTATTACTACCTTTTAGTATGGCTTCTGAATAAACTTTGTCTGCATTTATAGATCCCTTTCTTGCATTTGAAATAAGTTTATCCATTTCTAAAGTATCAAAAGGTTGCATTCTTTCAAAATGACTTTTGTTTGCATCTCTTAAATCGTCTATTGCTCTTTTTATTACTTTTACATCTTTAGGCATCAACCTAAATCCAGAGTTTGCCAATGCTTGATTTATTACTTTATTACCATCTTGTGCAAGTTCAGTAAGTATGCTGTCACCATTATTAAGACTTACACCATTTTTCATGTTGTAATCATCAAGAGTTCTCATAACATCTGTAAGTAATTTTCTTTCGTGTGATGACCCAATAACTTCTGTTGTAAAATCTCTAATGTTACTTATATCGTTTCTAATTTCTTGTAGATTTATACCTGGAGCATCGCCATCAACAGCATCTTTTGCTCTTTTAGACATATTAGCTAATATTCCATCTAATTGTTCTACAAGACCACCAGATATCTCTTGTCCCGGTTGTTTTAACTTCCAAAAATTACCACTGTCTTTGTATGAGGCAACAAGATCTTGTGCAACTCTTACATGTTTAAGAATTACTCCATTAATAGCCTTATTTATAACTCTAGCTTTGTTTGCTTCAGTTTCTGTTTTAGGCCCTGTAAATAATGGATTACCACGGCCATCAATTTTTACATTATCTGGACTTGCTATGTCTAAAAACTTTTGATCTACAGCTCTGTATCTTTCTCCACTAGCCCTTGTAACTGCTCCTCTTGCAGAACTTAAGGTATCTTTCAGTGTTTCACCAAAAGCAAACCTTGAAGGTACATTGCCATAGTTACTAACTTCTAAAACATCAGCTCCAATATCTTTAAGTAATTTTTGTAAAGCAGTAGTGACATCTTGCTCGTCAAGTCTTAGTTTTTGTAGCGCAGCATTTACTGACTCATCTAATCCTTCTTTTGATGACTCGGACATATATGAATTAAGTGCAGTTCTTTCTTTTTTTATACCAGTTAAAATGTAATCTAACTCTGCTCGTAAAGCTGCAGCATTAGCAACATCTCTGTTGTTACCAATAACTTGTTCAGCAAACTGTTGATACTTACCAGGCAACATTCTGCCCAAAGTTGTTTGTGATGGTATTGCACCACGAGAAAACTCATAATCAAATTTTTTAACTTTGCCATCTTTTATAGCTTTTTTAATTTCTTTCTCAGTTGCCTCTTTCCCGAGGCTTTCGTCAAGTTTTGCAACATCATTCCAACTTCTGTTTTTAGACATTTGATATACAATTCTTTGATTTTCTATTGGTGCTCTTTTGCCTAAAAACATTCTATAAACTTTTGCTGGCAGTTCACCAAATATACCTTGACCAGCAGACCCGATAATAAACTCTTCCATCCCTAAATCTATTAACTCATCACGATCCTGTAACTGAAAACCCTCTAAAGTGTCAAGATATTCTTCACCACCTTTACCAATAGAAGAAGCGGCACCAGCCACGAAAGTATTAGCTAATGGTTTTCTTTTGCCAAACAAAGTTGTAAATGCTTTTAAAATTTTAGTTTGAGGCATAAAAGCAACTATAGTTGAAACTACAGGCCCTGCTATACCGCTTAAATCAGCCGCATCTCCAGTTTTTAGGTTGAAGCTATTTTCATCAATAATAGTATTTAAATTGATAGTTGAGCCATCTTGTAATTTTCTTTGTTGTACAGGTTGTCCAAGTAACTCCAAACCGTAAGGTGTTAAAGCAAGTTGACCTTTTGTATTTCTTATATAACCAGCAGTACCAACTTCATTTTCCATTATGTCTTCTTGTTCTGTAGGGGATTTTGATTTTTTTACTTTGGTAAAAAGCTGATCTAAAACTTTATTTTCCTCTGTCAATTTTTCAGCTCTACCAAGTTTTTGTCTTAAATCTTGTAGATTGACACCAGTTTCATAATCAAAGTAAAGCTCATCATAAAATGGCGATACAGCACCTTTAGCCATTTCTGCTCTTACTTTTTTTCTTGCTTCGTCTTCTGTCTGTGCGTCCATTATTTGTGAGACACCTGGAGCTATATTGACTCTAAATCTTGGCATTAGAGATTAATGTCAGTAATTGGTTGTGAATCAGCTC